CCGGGTCTACCACCAAGACCATCGAAGATGCCAGCGATTGCACCAATTACACCATCTATGAATTCACCAACAGCATCAAATATTGCAGCAATGATATCTGTTATTGCTTTGATGATTGCTGCTATTATTGCCATTACTTTATTAATAATAGAAGCAATTGCATCTAAAATACTACCTAATGCTTCTAGTGCTTTTGCTATTGCTTCAGTTATTATATTTATTATATCTTGTATTAGAGAAGCAATTGCGTCAATTATAGCACATGCAATATCTGCTATTGTGTTTATAACATCGCTTATAAACCCAGTAACTGCTCCTAATGCAGATTTGATCTGACCAAGAGGACCATCTGGTCCTAAGAATTGCTTTATTGGTTCTAGAGCAGCGTCTGTAACCTCGTCTATAGTGTCTACAACTGACTGTGCTACATCCTCTATAGTTTGTACCACATTATTCACATCATCTGCAACCTGATTCGCAGTATCTGCTACTGTTGCTGCCGCTTGTGTAATTGGACTTACTGCTGCAGCAAATGTATCTGTTATTCCAGTTGTTACTGATTTTAATGAATTAACCAATCCATTAGTTTGTTCTTTTAATCCACCTACAGTATTTGCAGCAGTATCTAAAACTGCTAATTGTGTTTTTAAAGTTGCAACTGAAGTTCTCACAAGAACCAATGGAGTTATTCCGTTTACTGTTTTTCTCCAAACACCAATAGAACCAGGAGAATATATAAATGGTTTTAATGGTGGTGTTGGCGGTACTAATCTTGAAAGAGTCTCGCCCAAGATTCCTGAGTTTGCAGTTATTGCTGGTGCGGCTGAAGGACCATTTAAATGTATTACCGGAGCAGTTTGTAATATAGTTCCGCTGGATAAAAGATTTGTGGATACTGATGTTATATTTGCATTAGTCGCAGACAATATATCGACACTACCACCAGTCAAATTCAATCTACCACTTGTTGATAATAGATCCAAAGATTCAAGTGCTACTACTGATAGAATGGGTGTATTGAAATTTATAGTACTTGTTGATGTCATACTAACATTTCCAGCAACATCAATATCCATACCAGAAACTTCATTTCCAATTGATACTCCACCCAAACTAATAAAACTTAGTATTCCAGTTTTAACACTGTATAATCCGCCAACTGTTTTTTCTTCTACTCCATTGACTATACTGATTTTATCCAAAGCAATACTTTGATAGTATTCGCCCAGAATCAATTCTTCTTTGTTTAATCCTATTGTTATTTTTTGATTACCTAGTGGTATTACTGTTTCTTGATAACCAGTTGTTACTTGTAGATTGTCAAATAATCCATCAACTCTAACATCTCTAGATCCACCAATTTCATTAACATAATCTTCACCAACAACAACATGCATGTGTCCGGCAACTTCTAAATTGTAATCACCATTTACAAAGTGGTTGTAATTACCGGCTTCTTGACGAATGTTCACATCTCCTCTGTCTATTAAAACATTCGCATCTCCGTTTTTTAATCTGAGTTGACAATTACCTTTATTTACCAATATATTAATATTAGCATTTTGTCCCACTTCAATATCAAAATTAGTTGATTTACCGGGAGTATTTCTTCCCTTGTCATTATTTACTAAAATCTTTAGTGCTTTATCTACAGTTATATTGCAGTGTCCGTCGATATGAACATAATCATCTCTAAGAATACTAGTATAATTATCACGAACTACCTTGGTTACAGAATCTCCATTTGGGTGAATTTCTGTAAATGTACCTGATCTGTGGAATTGATGTAATCTTTCAGAACCGGGAGTATCATCTACTTCTATTACATGACCTGATTCTGATTCATATACTTTGTTAAATGGGTATAGTGTACTATTTTTACCTTTACCCTTTTTAATTTTTTTACCCTTTACTTTACCATATGGGGTTTTTGGTTCATTCCAATTGCCCTCTGCTTCTAAGGGATTGAGTGCATTTGGATCTGGTGTATTTACATTAGGTAGACTTGTCATTGTGTTATACCTGATACCTTATCAGTTACTACTGTACCTGTTGTTATTGAATTTACTTTATTCTTAACATTATCCATGCTGTTTATGCCATTACTAAGTGTGTTTCTAAACGATACAACAGAATCAGTAGTTGCTTTAAGAGTATTTAGTGGGCTGATACCTGTGTGAATTTTTTCAGCATTTGCATTTGTTGGTCTTGCTTTATATTGACTGTAAGTATTCTTCATTGAAGAAACAGAACTTGACATTACAAAATTAGGAGGAACACCTAGTGCTTTATTAGTTCCTACATTCACACCTGTTAATCCAATAACACCAGTTACAAATTTGGGAAAAAATATATTAGCAACAGGTACATTCGTATCTCTCAATCCGCCTTCTTCTCTTGTCTTAGTTTTTAAATCTACTATTGTTTTTTCTATTCTTTTTTCATCATTTATTGCAAGTATGTTTAAATCCGGAGTTCCTTGTTTTCTACCAGATGATTTTGGACCATACATTTGTCTTGGGAATGGTAATGATGATGCTGCATTTTGTATTTGAGCACCATGCTTATCGCCTTCAACAGATAATCCGTTTGGATAAGTTCTACTAACTTCATCTACTGGATAATTTTTAAGTTCTTCCGGTGTTCTTATATCTTGGAAACCAGAACCATAATTTTCATTTAATTCTTTTATTGTTAATGAGTTTACACCCGATAGTGCTCCAAGTATTACTGGAACTTGATATGAACCGGGATCAGCAAAAAAACCAAGAACCCATGTTCCTTCTAATAGACCAACTGCAGAAAATCCTTTTCCAGATACAGCAGGAGATGTTACTGGTTGTATTGGTGTTGCCCAAGGTAATGCTTTTGTTGGTAGTTTTGTTTTGTTTTCTTCATGATAACCAAATATTCTAACTCTAACTCTACCAGCCTCTAGAGGATCCATTCTATCCTCTACAACACCGAAGAACCAAGCAAATCCATCTTTTCCCATAAATCCAGGCATAATTAAACTCCTAATGTTGCTGAAGGAATGTATTTCGAATCTCTTCTAAGAGACAAAGATGTTCTTAGGTTGAAACCAAAATTACCACCTCTATTTTCCAAAGTGTGCTTTATCTTAGTTATCAAAAACTTACCAGTGAATAAAGGATCAAATCCAGATGTTGAGGGATCTGTTGAGTAGTCTAATTGTGGTCTTGAGAAATGAACCACATCACCTAGTTGTATACCAACATTTCCCTTGATCTCAACATCAAGTCCAACTTGATCCATTGCTTCCATAGATGAAGTTCTTTGTAATACCCATTTATGTGCGTTGTTTGTTGGATTATCGCTATTGATCAAATTTTCATTTGGATTATATAGATAACTTGATTTTGGGTAATATTTTATTACTGCTTCTGGTGTTTCATATGACATTGCTATCATAGATTTTTCATCTGGATTTATTATCTGTTCTGGATATAAATGATCTTGAGTATCAAAAATATCTTTATATTTTAAAACATTTTTTGAGTATTTTTTTCTTGTTAAATCAAATGTTAAACAGGTTGAAGAATACATACCGTTCTTTAAATTTGAAAGAGGACATATTGCTTTACCTATATGCTGTATTGCTGCATACGACCCCCTATAAGTAACTTTTCCAGTAGTAGAATCACTTGGTGCTGTTTCTATTCTGATACCATCAGTATCCTGAACACCCAAGATTGGAGTTTTTGCAAGCATACTTCCTATACTGACGAAGTGATAATTATGATCTATATCCTCGTAAAACACAAAATTATTATTGATTTTTTCTTTTGTATTCTTATCGGTTTTAATATCAGTATTTACTTTATCTTTATTTGCAGGAGAAGCATATGCTCTTGAAGTTAGCCATGTTATTGCCTTTAATGGTGACAGATTTGGAATTTGTATAAATTGTTTATCTGTTGTTTGCTCTATATCCATTTTTGATATATTTAAATAATTAGTACCTATTTTATTAACTATATTACTAATTGTATCAAAATAAAATTCCTTTACCTTCCTCATTTCATTCAAAAACATTGATTCGGAGCAAAATGAGACATTCACTGCTTGTTTGAACATACCATCAGTACCAGTTGATTCTAAAGGAAATACCTGTACTTTGTAGATGTAATAATTTTCAAATATTAATGTATTATCTTTTGATGCTGGTTGTGTTCTAGTTTTTAGACCAAATGAAACCTGTTCACCTTTTCCCACAACAGCATCTTTAAATAGTTTTGATACTCTTGCTGACGGCGAATCCATGAAAGTAATATTACCTGTAACTACTGGATCGTATATACTCTGGTATATGTCAATAACTGTAACTAAATCAGTTACATCACAAAAATCATCAGATGTTAATAAATAAATTTGTGATAGTTCTTCTAAATTTATCATTTTAAATCATTCTAGAATAATTGTTTTGAATATCTTTTGCAAATTCTTTCTTTGGCAAAAATATTTCTCGCTTCTTGTTATTAACTGATGCTTCGTATTCTTCATTTGTAACAACATCTATATTTGTACCAGACAAATATCCTTGTAAGTTGCCAAGTAAAGGATCTATCCAAGTACCATTCTGTTCAAAATGATGAAGACTTTGTGCTTCATAATTAACAACTCTTGCTATAATTCCTACTTCGGTGTCATCTTCTAAGAAGACTTTTCCTGTGTTATTTTTAAACTCACCAGATATCATTTTTACTGACAATTTACTCAATGAGGCATCCCAATTTACAATCTGTGCTGTATCGTTGTTTAGAGATTTGATGACAGAACCAATACTCAAATCATACTTTTTTACCGAACCTAATTGTAAAAATATTGAAATGGTAGAACCATACTTTTTTTCAATCATTTCATTAAATGCTTCTGTGCTAAGTGGCCAATTTTCATATACATTGGTGATTCCATTTGCAAGAAGAATTACCCATGACAATTTTGAATCATCATAAAGTGCAGTTGCTAATGATTCTGGTGTATCTCCATCAGAAATCATATACTGATCACAGTTATTACTGTTTTTAAATTTTTCTGGTACATTTACAACTTCTGTGATATCTGTAAGAAATTTAGAATTTCCCGTACCATCTTTTACTTCTAAAAAATTATGTTTAGTAAAGAACATGTATTAATCCTTATGCTTTGTCTTTTGGCTGTATGGTTCCTTCGCTTATCATTTTTGAGAATGCAAAGGTTACTGGTTGTTTTACATATTCATCTCCTGGCATCCAATTATATTCAATACCAGAAACGGATATAGGATATACATTTGTAAATTGTGTATTATATATTTTATTACTAGCAACATCAATTTGTGATAAAATTATTGAAGAGTTTGATGCATATTCTTGCATATATCTTGCACCAGGAGTGTTTCCACCATATGTAAATACATTTTCTTGCCAGGTTAGGAATAATTTTCTTTCTAGGTAATTTTTGCTCATTCTGAAAACTAATGTTATAGATTCACCATAATTTAAAGCATATGGCATTTTTACCATAGGTTTGTTGTTTCCTAACTTATAGTCAAATGTTTCTATAATTTGGGTTGGCAAAGAAGCTGCTTCACATGAAAATTTTAATCCTGCTTTATCTGCTTTATAATATGTACTGAGATCTGGTATATTACCGGGGGGAAATACAGTACATAAAAATCTATTGGTTTTATAAAAATTAGCAGAATCTATCAAAAATGAAGCAAACTCATTTCTTTCAGTTCTTTGACTGAAATCATTTGGATCTTTATTTGATAAATTTATTGAAGATAGAGGATTTTGACCCTTCAGGACAGTATTTTTAAAAAGATCTGTAAAATCATTTCCAAATAGTGGTCTAATAAAATCTTGTGGGTTGGTTGAGTTGTTAGCCATTTGTGGTTAGATTTTTCTCTGTTATTATTTTAAATTTCCAGTTATGTTTATCTGCAAATTCTGATGCTGCTTTCCATTTTGAATTATTTATTGCCCAAGTCTGTGCTTCTTTCAAAAAAGTTCTTTTGGACTTGTTTTTGGTATCTTTTGGTTGTTGGCACTGTCTATGGGGTTTAATCTCTATCAAGTAAGTTTTAACCGTTCCGTCCTTTTCCATGACCTCTATCAAGAAATCCACATAATATCTATGTACTCTATTATCAACTGGTGAAACATAAGGTACAAATAGTTCTTCTGATGCCCATTTCAATATACTTGGGGTTTTATCACAAAAAACCATAAATCTTCTCTCTAATAGAGATCTATAGACAATATTTTGGGCATCCCCAACATACTTGCCGATGTTTTCAGGTCTATATTTTCCTTTATATGCCATATAAATAAAAAGAGTACTACTATATAAAGGTATTTAGATGGCAAATAATCCACAACCAATAAGCAATTATACTGATCCTCGATGGTATGATAGTGTCAGAGGGTTCAATAATGGAACTCTATCGGGTCCTGTCGCACCACCATCGTTCGTAAGACCCCTACCGGCAATACAGTATTCAGATACCGATTATAATAATAGAGCAATACCAGAAGAAGATACTAACTTTTGGAATGTTAGAAATCTTCAAGATATGACCTCTTTGAATAATACTCAAAATTTATTAAAAAATAGAGCATTACAGTCTGATATAGTAAATACTATCAAAAATCAAGCATTACAAAAAAGTTTACCACAGGAATATACCTATACAACAGATGTGGACAAATTAAAAGATAGATTGGTAATGATTTTAAGATCCCCAGATGCATCATCAAATCCAGGGTTTAATAGAAATAATAGAGATCAATCTTTAGCATTTAAAGCATACGATAAACTAATAGAAG